GCTCCGTATCTGTCTGCCCTGTCCCAAATCATTTTATCACCTAAAACCTCTTTACAAGTATCAAAAATATACTGCTCATTATCTGGGCATTCCATTTGCGTTCCATGTCCTTGAGATGGTTGCTTACTGTAAGCAATTACCATTTTATCTAAATGGTCAACAACTGATAGCAAAGACTCTTTTAAGTAATCTCCTGCATAATGGATTGTCATAAATCCTAATACTTTAAACTTGCTCATATATCTCTATTAAATTCTTTACCATGTTATCAAAAGTAAAATTTTGTTTTACATATTCCTGACCTTGTTTAGCTATTCTTTTGCGTTCAGCTTCATTTGCCAAATAATAATTTATCAATTCAATTAACTCAGGAAATGTTTTCCACGTTCTTAAATGCTCACCATCTGTAAAAGGCATATATTGATAGTCTTTAGCTAGGCATAAGCACCCTGATCCCATTATCCTTAATATCCTATCACTTGAGTATTTAGGCTCATCAAAATGGCTTAAATTAATACCTATCTTAATACCTCTATATGCTTTTGATTCATCTGCTTGACTATGATTGAAATTACCTGAGGCATTATTCCAGTTATTGCCATAGATTCCGTACTGCCCTCTATAATGCCTATTTAATAACTCATTCATTTCTATTCTCATATTTGACAATGGGAACATAGTATGTCCGTAATTATTGCCAAAAAAACCAATTTCTTTTAAGTTCAAAGCATTGCCCTCTGGAGTGTATATCTCAGGATCATAACCAATCTCTAAATAGCCTCCATTCTTAATATTATTTGCATCTCTTAGATTAGTAAACAAAGTGCGGTCAACATACTCAGCCATTTCTATCATCCATTTTGGAGTTGCATCTCTTATATCGCCGTTCCAATTACAAATCCATGCTCCTGTCTTTTTCATTTCCTTGACAGTTTCTATTTGGATAATGTTAGGTGCTTGAATTTGCATGAATATAATATCAGGCTTAAATGCTTTAGCCATTGCAATAGCTTTTCTATTTACCTCTTTGTCTCCTGTGCTTAACTCTATGTAATCGCTTGAGTTAGCTAAAAACGCTTTGCGCATTGAATCAAAAGGAGGAGGACCAACGCATAAACCTAGATGGAAAATTCTCATAAATTGTTAAAGTTATAGGTTTACTTTTTAAATTGTTTTATTAAGTTATAGGTTGATTTTTCTAATGTTATCCCAATCTCTCAGGAAGTCTAAAATTGATGGATAATTCATTCGACCTGCTCCACACTTCCTGCGGACATGAATCCAACCATTTATAACGCCAATTCTGATTTCATACTCTTTGTGTTTGTATAATCCCTCTTGACCTATAAAATTGGCTTTGAACATATTAATTAGTGCAACTGCAACTGTATGCAGGTAGTGAATCTTGTAAATCAAATAATGATTTTTGAGATTGCGCAATTTGCAGCAATCCTTTATAAGTAACATCTGGGAAATAAGTATGTCCAAAATGTCTTTTTGCTTCTTCTTCATCTTTAATCCATTTATCTGCTAATTCTGGATATAATTGAAGTATCTTAACAATATTATCTTTACCCTTTAAAAAACATAAATCGCAGTTGCCTAGAATTGATGGTATGTCTAAATTATACGATTTATTTATCCAATATTGATTAACCATTTCTTTATTAATACCTAGATTATAAAGTGGAAATAATGTTTTAACTTTTTTAAATTGCTCTTTAAATTGCAAAACTCTTTTTGATTCGTCATGTCTAAAGCCTATGTAATTTTCATAAGTAAAAATTCCTTTTTTACGCAAGAACCTTTTTGAAGTTTTAATCTTTAGTTCATCCGTACAGGTTCTCATCATCCTATTAGGTATTCTTTTATAATCTCTAGCTTGTAGAAATCCATCAAACTTACCCTTATAGCTTATTCGAGTGACTTTTATATTTTCGTTTCGCTCAAAGTCATCTATAAACTTGTATGTCAATGGATGTTCTCTGCCAGTATCTGTGAATAAAACAATATCATTATCCTTTGGTTTTAATAAAATAGTCATTAATGCTGATGTTTTACCACCTGAGAAATTTATTACCCTTTTCATAAAGCAAAGGTAATTATTTATATAACATAATGAAATAAAAAAAACCTGCCAAATTAATGACAGGCTTTTCATCCTTACACTTATTAACCAAAAAAATTAGCTAGGATTAGCGTTAAGTGAACCAGTTACGAATGCATCAGTATAGTATATTGGTAAAGCAATACGACCTTCAACACGTACAGTAATCTTGTTCTCACGAACGTTTGTACCATCTTCCTCAAAGAATCTAACAATTGGATTCTCACGTACAAATAGTTGCGCACCTTTTGACCAGTCACCAACTAAATACTTAGAATCGCTCATTGCAGTAGACTTGAAGATTGGAACTCCTGAGATAAACATTTGACCATTTACAAGATCAACTGCAACTCCACCCGGAAGAGTGTAATCATTAGTTGTTCCTCTAGTAAGCATCAAAGCATAAAACTGCTCAGGACTAACAAGGATACCATTTGCAGAGTGGTTATTGCTTTCAATTTGTGCAACTGAATCTAGTAACTTCTCAACCTGAATGGTACGGAAACCTGTGTATGCCTCAGCATTAGTAATCAAACCACCTAAGTTTGGAGAAACACCAGATCCGTTAAGTAATTGATTATCTTCAGCATCTAAGTATTGCTCTAACAAACGGCTTTGAAGATAAGATCTCATTGCTGAAATATCATCTAATGCCTTGCGAGTTATGCGAAGGTAACCTGCAATAAACTCAGATGGTGCTACCTCTTCAGTTAAATCGTAATCAATTTGAGATTTTGTACCTGAATTATCTGCCCATGCTGCAACTGATCCCTCAGAACCTGTCTCTTGCAAGTAGTGAATTGCAGAAGTGTTCATAACTCCTGTTGGAAGTAATGCTCTGATGTGCAATTTTCTAGGTGCAGCAGGAATGATGCCCGGTAACATCTGAACGTTAGCAGCAGCTAAGTCAGTAATGTTAGCAAGTGACATATCACCTACAGTCTTTAATTCCATTGCAAACTGCTTGATTTCTTTTCTACGGAATTTCTCCAAATTATCAGAGTTCTCATCCATAGCAGTAGCAAATGCCTTATTGAAAGATACTGGCTCTTTGCTTTGTGCATCCATTTTGATTCTGTTGTTTTCTGATTTGGCTTCAAGCAATGCTTTGTCCATTTCGTCAATACGAACATTTGCAGATTTTACTGCATCTTCTAATTTTGCATCAACTGCTTTAGTAGCTTCGCTGATTGCGTTTGAGATGATGGTCTTTGCCTCATCTAGTGTTTTAGCTTTGTTTGCATCTAGCAACTCCTGAGCCTTTAATTCTAAATTGTCCATTTTTTAGTTTTGTAAAACGTTAATTAAACTTGTTAATATATTCGGCTCATCTTTTACTGGAGTGACTAATGTCGGCTCTGTATCTAATAGTGAATTTTTACCTAAATTGAATGCCTCTAGTTGGAATTGCTTTAATGCTATTTCCAATCTACCAAAGCCTTCGTCTGTTAAGCTACCATCTTTAAGTAGCTTAATCATTTTTGCAACCTGATCATTTATCTCTGCCATTGTCAAAGACTTGAACCCTGTAAATGGAGTCATAGGATTAGCACCCAAAGTGACATTTGATCCTTCGTATAATTTAATCTCTTTGATCATTCGCATTCCTGTCTTTTGATCATAGTCTGATTTAATAGTTGAAAAACCAATAGAATGCTGAACTACAATTCCTTCAGCGTAAAGAATCATTGCATCCCTGCCGTATGATGTAGGTGCTATTTTACTCTCAAAGTATATACCTCTCTCCTGAGCCTCTAAAACCATAGGCTTTCCATGCGGTTGAGCATAGTTATGCTGATTTAAAAAGAATATCTCATTCGATCCCATAGGACCACGCTCTGCGATTGTTTTAGTTGCGGCACCGGGCATGATAATATCATCATCATAATCCTCATTGCCAAAACTTGCAAAGTAGCCTGTAACTGTCATCCTTTCGGAGTCCATGTCCTTTATCTCGGCATTGTAGTTCTTAAATTCTAATAATCCTTTCATCTTTACAAATATATTAATTTTTTAAATATCAAAATTATCCTTTAATATAAGGCGCAGTTCTAGGTTTTAATATAGGCAAACCATCTGAGTCTAATGTTGCTTCTGTAGCCATAACACAACGGCAATTTACAACCTCACTAGCAGGTATTACATTTAACTCATTACCAACATCGCCCGGATACATCATCATATTAGAACCAACCATAAAAGGCTGATTAATTGGTATTCTTTCTGTAGTCATTGCTAAATGAGTTCGCCTTGTCCGTTTATCTTTTGTGTTAATCCAAAACTTAGCAACTTCATAATCAGAACTCTTAGCACCTTCATTGATGCCATGATTTGCAGCAGTTGTAGATTCAGTCCTGGCAATTACTAATGACCTTGCCCGATTAAATGAAGGATCGTTTAGTGTCTCTTCAAATAACTTTGCCTGTTCTCTTCTGGACAAATTTTGTCCTAAAATATTGGCTAATAAGTTTCTTACCTTTTCAGCAGTTGTTTCGTCTATACCTTGAACTTTAGTGCCTCCAATTAGCCTAAAATATTCAACCATCTCAATATACCATTGAGGATTAAAGAAATCTGTAATAAAATCCTTTTTTGTTTTAGGTACTGAGTTACGTATCCAGTCGTATGAGAATGTCGCAGCTGATACTCCAACTTTTGTATAGATTTTTTCTAATCCATCATATAAAGGTTTTTGCTGAATTAAGAACTGAATGTATAATTCTATGTTATCAAAGTTATCTTCATTCACAAAATCAGCAACTGCCGATGTCTGCTCATCTAATGCCTTCTTAATGATAGGATAAGCATAAGCCTCATACTCTTTATGTAGCTTTAAATAGGTTTTGTGGTATTTAACACTACTTGCCATTTATGGTTGCATTGTTATACGCCTGATCTAAAGACAACTCCTCAATAGGTACTAAGTTAGCAGGAACGTAAATGTTCTGCATCTCTGGAGTGCTTATCTTATCGTAACCTTGAGCAATACGTTTCTCATCAGGAGTAATCCAATAGGAGTTAGCTAACCAATCTGTTAGCTTTGCCATATCCTCCTGCATCTCAGGATAGCTACTAAAGTCAAAATCAAAGTAATATTTCTTGCCGTATGCCTTTGCATAAGGTTCGCAAACAAACTTGTTTATAGCATCTCTAATCTTGCGAGATAATGGAGCGGTTGCATTATAAATTAACTGCTTA